AACGGTATGGGAGCGCGTGCAAGCCGCACGCGAGGAGGAAGCATGAGCGAGGAAGGAACCACTACCACGACCACGACCGAGGGTAGCGATAGCGGAGCGGCAGCGCGCATCCGGCAGCTGGTCGCTCGCGTGAAGGAGCTCGAGGGCCGCGTCGGCGAGCTGACGCCGCTGGCCGAGTCTGCGGAGAAGTACCGCGCGCAGGTCGACGAGGTGAAGGCCGCGAGCAAGGCAGAGCGCGAGGCGCTCCGCATTGAGCGCGAGATCTCGGCCGCAGGGATCACCGACGCCGAAGGCATGGAGTACGTGCAGCACGCGTACTCTCGCCTCCCTGCCGAGAACCGTCCTCCGCTCGCGGAGTGGCTCGGCAACAAGGATGGGCTCCCGAAGGCTGTGCGCGCGTACCTCTCCGAGGCCCCCGCAGCCGCGCCCGCTCCGACTGCGGCCCCGCTCCCCAAGAGCAACGCCGGCACCGTGACGCAGACGCCACCGGCTACCACAACGTGGACGCCCGAGGCTATCATGCGGCTGACGCCGGCCGAGTACAAGGCGAATGCGGCAGCGATCAAGGCGGCGTGGTCGACACCTTGACAGTCTGTCACGGAGCGGCGTAAGGTAGCCGTGGGAGGACACTCCCACGCGCTCGGGGCGAGCTCCCGTAAAAAACGATAGGCGCGGCAAACCTCGAACCTCTTTAGGAGGCCACCATGGCCAACATCGATTTTGCCGCTCTTGACGGCTACTCCCGCGCCGCCGCGGTCCTCTATCAGTCCATCGTGATGAAGCTTGCCGACACCGGCACGCTTCGCAACGCTCCGTGCTTCCTCAACGTCGGGTCGGTCAACGGCATCGGCTCCGACAGCATCCAGGTGCCCGTGGTCGGCCTCAACGGGACCGACATCATGAGCGCGCCCGGCGACGGCGTGTCCGTGTCGAACACCTCGATCACGAACTCGGCCGCGACGGTCGTGGTCGCGCGTCAGGCGCTGCGCTACGACCTCACCGACCTCGCGCGCGTCAGCAACTCTGTTCCCGGCGGCGTCGACCTCGACGGTCTCACGAACGCCATGGTGGCGGCCTTCAACGGCCGTTTCAACCAGCTCGCGTGCGCGCTGTCCTCGGGCTTCTCCACGCAGGTCGGCAGCACGGGCGTCGACATGACCACGGACACGTTCTATTCGGCGATCTTCGCGCTGCAGCTGCAGAGCGTGATGGGCGAATACGACGTGATCCTGCACCCGCAGCAGTATAACGACCTGATGTCGAGCCTCCGCGCGGAGACGGGCCCGGGTCAGTACGTCGTGGCCAACCAGACGCAGACCTCGGCGCTGGGCACCTCGTTCAAGGGGATGCTCTTCGGCGTGAACGTGCACGTGTCGTCCTACGTCCCGACCGCCAACGCGGGCGCGGACTACCGCGGCATGATGCTCGGCAACGGCACGATCGCCTACGCCCTCGGCACCCCGGCGCCCATCCAGGCGGCGGGCGGCGTCGTCATCCCCGCGGGCGCCCCGGTGGCGGTCGAGTGGGAGCGTGACGCGGCCTCGGGTCTGACCAAGGTCGTCGGCAGCTCCTTCCTCGGGGTGGCCGAGTTGCAGGACCTTAAGGGCGTTGGCATCGTCAGCGACCTGTGATGGTCTGCTAGGCTCTGCCTAGCGCCGAGGCGTGTCCGTGCTTATGGTACGGACACGCCTTCGTGCGTAAGGAGACTCATCAATGGCTGCGAACTTCAGTGCATCGGACGGCGGCGCATTTGCCGCGCAACCTGCTAGCCGGCCGCAGGGCATGGCGACCATGCTCAACATGCCGGGCAACGCGGCGTGGTGGTACACGCATCATCCGGGACATTGGCAGTGCGTCGAGGGCGAGTGGCTCCCCGACCTCGGGCAGATGCTGGCGATCCCCGGCCTCAACCGCGTCGACAAGAATGGCGACACGGCGCTCGCCGAGGTCCATCTCGGCAAGAAGGGCATGACGATCATCCCGTGGGAGGCTGAGCCCGGCGGTTACTGCGTGCAGTACGCCGGCAGCAACGGTCCCGTCTTCCTCAGCAAGTGGGAGAAGCCGAAGCTCGTCGCCGGTCAGGTCCGCATGAGCACCGACCCCGAGGGCTACCGCGCCTTTCTGCGGCGCCTCGTCGCGGACGGCATCATCAAGATCCCTGATCCCGACTTCATCGACGTGATCATCGAGCGTCAGGAGCGGATCGTGAGCGAGCATCAGACGCGCGCGCCGACGCATCCCGGCAGCGCCCTGGCGCTCCCCGTCGAGAGCAAGCGCCTCGAGGATATGCGCGCCGCCCGTGAGCGCATGTATACTCCCGTCAAGAGGACGAAGGCGTGAGCGAGCGTAAGGACATCTCCGCGGCGAAGGAGTCCATGACGCGTCGTCTCGTCGAAGGCGGGATGGCGCCTCAGCGTGCCGAGCAGGTCGCGCGCCAGCAGGCCCAGAAGGCAGACCGGCGCGAACGCGATAAGTGACGGCGAGGGGGGCACATGAGCATCAGCGAGACGCTGTTTACGGCACGGTTCCGCTCGGGCGAGACGATCGAGCGGGGGCGTAACCAGGACCTCACGTGCCCTATTTACCGGGCGGGCGCCCTCGTCGCGCCCATCTCCGGGACCATCACGATCTACCGTGCGGACGGGACCGTGGTCGTCAACGCCGCGGCCGTGACCATCACGGGGAGCGTGGCGACCTACGCGCTCCTCGGGACGGTCACGACCTCGCTGGCGCTCGAGGAGGGCTGGCTCATCGAGTGGACGCTCCAGATGACGGCGACGGTGCAGAACGTCTTTCGTCAGGACGCCGCCCTCGTGCGCCGCACGCTCTACCCGGTCGTCACGGATGCGGACCTCTTCCGTCGTCACAGCGACCTGCCGCAGCTGCTCTCCACGGGCACAACCAGCTATCAGGATTACCTCGACGAGGCGTGGGCCACCATCATCAACCGCCTCGTGGCGCAGGGCCGGCGCCCGTACCTGGTGATCCAGCCGAGCGCGATGCGCGACGTTCATATCGCCCTCACGCTTCAGCTCGTGTTCACCGACTTCCAGACGAGCGCGGGCGACGGTGGGCGGTGGCAGGCCCTCGCCGAGCACTACCAGCGCATGTACACCGAGACGTGGGGCCAGCTCCGGTTCTCGTATGACGAGAGCGACGAGAACAAGATCAATCCGAACACGAAGAAGAGCGGCACGTCGACCGTGTGGCTCAACGGCCGCGGCGGCTACCCGCGCTTCGGTGGGTTCTACTAATGGCCAGCAAGACCGTCAGGCAGCTGCGCGAGGACGTGACCGCGCGGATCCTCACGCTCACCGGGTGGAAGGAGTCGCGGGTGGCCCCCGACAACTTTGGTCGCGACGCCGACTCGATCGCCCACAAGGCGTTCGCCGTTCACCCGACGCTGACCGAGGACATGCGCGCCTACCGCGGGCGCCCGGCCGAGGGCCTCCTCGTGGAGACGACGCTCGACCTGCGCTACTCCTGGCGCCTCGCGCCGAAGGGCATGAGCGACAGCTACGACGACGCCCTCGACGGAGAGCAGAGCGTCATCAACAAGCTGATGGCCTTCGACGCGACGTGGCCCTCGTCCTACAAGGTGCAGATCCTGCGCACCACGCGCGAGACAAACACCATCGGTGAATGGGTCATCGGTGTGATAACGTTCCGCATCGTCCACACACTTCCGCTTCAGTAGGGGGATCCCATGGCCATCTCTAGCGTCGTTAAGAACTTCCGCGACGGTACCATCCTCATCGAGGACGGCACCGGTACGCCGCTCGCCGTCACCGTTCAGTTCGAGGCTGGCGACTTCAGCCTCTCGGGTCTGAATCAGGGCAACATCGAGGCGACCACGTACCTCGACCGCGGCGACCTCGGATCGGTGCGGAAGACCTCGCGCACGTTTCCGACGTTCACCTTCTCGGCGCACATGACGGACCTCTCGGACGCTACCGATAAGCTCATCTGGGACGCGGTCAATAGGACCGGCGCCTTCGCCGCGGCTGTCTCTACGGGCGGCACGGCCTCTGATGTGTACATGCTGAAGGTGACCCTTACGGTCGAGGGCACGAACTTCGGCGACAGCGCGGATCACATCCTGATCATGAACAACTGCCGCCTCGCCATCGATTTCTCGGAAGGCGACCCGAACAGCTTTACCTTGAACGGCACGATTTTTGGTGCCATCACGGCAAGCTGAACATGTAGGGATCGCTTACAGGTTGACGCAGCGTCCCCCGTGCTACAAGGTGCGGGGGACGTTTCACGTCAGAAGGAGGAAGGATGGAAGTCAAGCTCGGGAAGTTCGTGGTCAAGCTCCAGAAGCCCACCTCGTTTATGTCCGCACGCGAGGTCACGATTGCCGTGGGGACC